TGATTAGCACCAGAGGTTGCAAGTGATACTGATATTTGGTCATTCTTTAAAGAGTTTGCGGATATGGCTGTACCACCCACTGTATGATTAGTAGACACATATGACGAACCTGTGTTGAGTCCTAAGTGTCTTACTCTAATATTATATGTGACACCTACCTCTAAACCTGTTATTTGCTGTTTGGTAGCGCCCTGATTAGCAAAGTTAGTTGTATATACGCTGTCACCACTTCTTTTAAATTGTACTTCTGTGCCAAGAATATAAGGTGTAGAAGCGTTAGTCCAAGAAACTGTTATAGATGCGTGTGTGAGTATGTCTACTCCCATTGTGTCATTAGCTACTGACAGCCCTGATGGTGCTGCTAGTGAAATACCACCTGCTGACAAATCGCTGCCAGATGCTACTGCAGTTTGATAATCACTTTGTGCAAATGTGTATATGTTTGAGTTTGTTTCTTTGAGTGTAAGTCTGCAGGCAATATATGATTCTTCATCTGCACCTACAATCTCTAAATTCATATCAACAACTTCAAATACTTTTGCGCTATAACTTAACCTTTCATTGGTCACATAAACCCAATCACAAGGTTGTAAACGCATAAACTGTAAATCTACAAGGCAAGATATTACTGTAGTATTTCTTTGTGCATTGAGCGTGATTCTTCCTAGTCTTTGCGCTCTTTCATGTGTAGTCGTGAAGGGCAAGCGTATTTCCATTTTTTTTACATAATTGGGCTTGTCATTGGTTACACCGTTTGGAGTATCTTCAGTTAAAAAAGTAGAGTCTTGATAGACAGGTGCATCTGTAGGTACATAACTATTGCTAGCATCTATAAAAGTTGGTTTTACAGTGTTATACAATTCACCGCTTTGTGGCTTTGTTGCAACAGTTATAGGCTCAAGCAAATTGTCGTCTGTAATGGTTAAACTTGGTGTCTGTGCTGCACCTGCAAAAATATTGAATTGACCATTTGTATAGGTTAGCTGTCCTGCCATAGAGGTAAGCAAACCTTCTATAATTCCTGTTCCTGTTGCAGAAAAATTAGTAAATCCGTTAGCTGTATATCTGGTTTCAGTGCTGCCATCTGCTTTTGTTGCATTTTGTTCACATACGTTTGCAGCAGCAGCAAAACCACCTGCGCTGTTAAGATCATTTATTTCAGAGCTAAGTGCTTTTAATCCGTACTGCGTATCGCTTATGTAATCTCTTATACACAAAGCAGGATTGTTGCTCCATGTAGTGTTACCAGTTCTAGGGTCATAAAGTTTTTTGCCTCTTACAACACAGGAAATAGCAGGCATGCCACCTCCAAATTTCTCTTGGTCAAATACCATTTGTAAATATAAATAAGCGCAACCTGTAAAAATATCATTTGCTCCTATAGCTGCTAACTGTGCATCCATAAAAGGATCAACGGCAGTTTGTGAGCCATCAACAAATCTAAATCTTACTAAGCTGCCACTTGTAAAAGCATTGTCATTATCTGTGTTTACAAATCCAGAATTAGTTACTCGTTTTACTGTTACACCGTTTATGGTTTCGTCACTTGTAGATAAATCAACATCATTTAATCTTACACTTTGTAGGCTTTCTACTTCATGTCCTGCCAAAACTACTACCATGTGCAATATCACATTGTCTGTTCCAGTAGTTGACATATGCGCTATTGTTCCGCCTACACGACACTCACCGTAAATAAGCTGTCTAGGTGCTGTGGCTGCTCTACTTGCAAATTTAGCACCAAAGTTTCCTTGTGTTGCTTCTATTGACTTAGTTAATGCTGAACCTACCAATGCCATTGAAAAAGTCATAGCAAGAACTGTAGGTGAGGCTATTTTTGCAAAAGTTGCTGCGCCCGGAAAGAATTGTGCAACAAAAGCAACAACAACAAAAGTAACTACAGCTTTTATAGCATTTTTTATATGCTTAGCCATCTATCCTCCATGCTTTTACTATCTCAACGTCAGTCTTTACTACTAAGCCGTCATCATTTACGCCTAACGCACTATAGTTATCAAATATGCAAGCCAGTTCGCTTCCTTCTTTGTAGACTCCAAAATCCCCTTTAGTTATATGCAATGAGTCTATTTCTTTAATGCCTGTTTGTTTTTTTACAGCGTTAGCAATGCCTTCAGACAAGCCTTTTCCTTTTCCGTATTTTAAGATGCACTGCATTGCTTCTTCCTCTGTACTCCATGTCCAACTATTTGGTCTTAACTCTTTGCCTGTCATGGCTTTTATAAAACCGCACATAAACATAACACAATCCCATTTGCCCCATTCAAAAGGTTTGTGCATATTTCTATTAAGATACGCATCAAAGGACATTTCCCAATCTGGTATCTTCTTCATTCCTACCTCATGTTATATTCAGGGTTTCCATCACCTGCATAACCACCACCACCGCCACCAGTAACGGTATCATTCTTTTGTCCCCAAGTAATTTGTTTGTCTTGTAGTTGTTGTATTCTGTTAAATGCTGTGTCGCCACTATGCAAGAACTGTTGACTTTCTGCGGTGTATCTAAAATTGCTAGGTCTTTCTAAATCAATCAATCTATTTTCTGCATCAAGATTTACAATAGAGCCATTTGGATCATCACTTATTGTCAAGTTTGTCATACGTCCTTTGAATATGGTCATTTCGCCTGCACTTTCATTAGAGCCGCCCATTAAAAAGCCCATGAAAACTGTTATAGGTCTATTTTGATAGTTTTCTGTCAAAGCATAACTTAATACAGTGTTATCCATTCCAGATAATGAAATAGAAATAGCTGTTGATTTTATTTCGCGCCCTTCTTCTACATTGCTTATAGTAAGTAGCGTTCCTGCGCCTGTATAGGTTTCTGAGTTTATAACCAGATCATCATTTCCTGACCAGATCAGAATATCGTCTGTATCAAACTCTGCTTTTACTGCTATAAATAATTGCTGATGATCGTCTGCAAGTCTGTTGGTTATGGCTGTATCTATGCCTTGCCTTGTAGCCATTACACAACCTCAATGCAAGCAAAACTTATACCATATAATGATCTATGGTCTGCTGACCATTCTGCGTTGTTATCTGCCAATCTAAATAAACCTTTTGGATTTTGAAAAATAACAAAATGTCCATTAGCTAATGATGATCTTAACTTAGGCTCTGTCCGTACAGCATATTGATTTGGACTACCGCTTGTTTCAGTTGCATCTTCTACAGCCATAACTAGCTGTACTGGATTTGCTGTAGCAGAGGCTGCACCTAGCACACCAAGATAATCACCTTTCTTGATGCCACCACTGTTGCTACCTGATGTTTTTAGATTTAAACCTGTTGCGCCTTTTACATTCATCTGTACTTTGCAGCCACTTGTAGCACCTTCGTTGACTAATGTACTGTCAACTGTTACTACAGTATTAGGATTTGAGCCATCTTTGGCTGTTATCTTATGTGTTCCATTATTAGCTTCATTGGTCATACCTGTTATATGTATAAAGTCACCAACTATCGCATTAGCAAATGTGCTTGCATTTGCGGTTATTGTGTTTGTATTTGTAATAGTCAAGGATACATTGGTGTTAGATACCCTATTCTCGGCTATTAGGTGCGTTGTACTGAACGTTCCAAACTTAAAATGGTTTGTAGTGCCTTTTAATTGCATTAAAAAGGATTGCCACTCTACAGCCTGTGTTCTATTCAACGGTGGCAAAGTAACCTCTGCTTGCCAGAATACGGCATCAAACTCTTGTGTTCTTTGTTTTCCAGAGAACGGTGATGCTGTCTGTCCTACTGCTCTATATAAACTAAAATTGCTTCTAACAAAATTAGGTGATGTTGGCATGTCTATAATTTTAGCCACCTAGTAACCCCTTTCTATATTGTCCACCGCGCATTGCTGCTTCTAACACTGCGCCTTTTGTAACATCTGATATTTGCGGCAACATCTTTTGCACTTCTGCTCTTACTGTTGGTACTACGCCTGTGGAAAAGTTTACAGATTGATTGACTACAATAGGCGTGCCACCCATAGCATTTTTGCTGTTCATGTTGTTCATGATGGTTCCACCTGTGTTCGGCACAAATATTTCTGGTCCACGTTCTCCTACTACGTAAGAGCCGCCTCTTTGTACTGTACCTCCACCTGCAACAAAACCTCCTGCGCCTCCTGTGCTTCTTGTAGCGGCTGCTCCTGCACCACCACCTGCATCAGATACTATGCCACCATAAGACAAGCCTAAATTTGGGAAAATGCTTGCTAGTATTCTGTTAATAACCTCCATCTGCAAAAAGATAGTGATTATTTGACTTACTATCTTTTTAGAAAAATCTTTAAATGCTTGTAGTGCATTTTGTCCATTCATTAAAGAATCAACAAAATTAGATGTAAATTGTTCTGATGCTGAAACTATAGCTCTTTGCATAGAAATTATACCCTCTGACAAGCCTTTAGACTCATCTAAAAATTCTTTAACCTTTGCTTTGTATTCTTCTATTGTTAAGCCGCCTAACATGCTATTTAAAATAGCATTTCTCTGTGTTTCTTTTTGTTCTGGTGTTAAAGGTCCAACAAATTTACTAAGTTGCACTTCCATCTGTAGATCAGCAGCTTTATTTATTATTCTTTCTAAATCAGCAAAATCGTCAGATACTAATTTTTCCATAGAGAATCTAGCAGACTCAATGTCCTCATTAAGTTTTTCAAACAGAGCAAATTCTCTTTTTTCATCTGCGGAAAAGGCTTGCTTAAAGTCTTGATTTGTTTTCACAAGTCTTTGTAGTTCTTTGTCTAGTTTATCAAGATCACTTTTTCCACCTTTGATAGTTTCTTTAAATTCTTCAAATGTATTGATGCTACCATCAAACAAGCCTGTTATTACTTGTATGATTGTCAAATTTGCTATTGACTGTACAAGCAAGGCAATGGTTTCAACAAGAGTAACTATTGTGGTTACAGCACCTAAAAATTGATCTACAGCGTTACCTATAGCTGTTGCTAATGGTTTCATAGTATCAATTAGACTGGTTGTTGCTTTTGTAAGCTCAACCATAGCGCCTTTTGCCCCGCCTTCACCTATTGCTACTTGAAACTCATCTGTAACGTCACCTAAGTTAGCTAATGCACCTGACAATGTGTTAAATCTTTCAGCTATGGCAGTGCTAAATTCCTTGCTTCCTATCTCTCTCAAGAATTTAACAATAGACTCTCCTGATCTTTCTATTGTTTGCGTTACCCCATTGAATGTTACATCAATAGTGCTCCCTTGTTGTCTAGCTACAACACCAAACTGCTTTAACATCTCCATTTCACCAGTTGTGGCGTTAAAAGCAGCTTGTGCTAACTGCTCTATGCTTTTGCCCATACCTGCTGCAAAATTACCAAAATCTTGCAAAACTTCGCTTGTAGGTACAATTCCTGCTTGTTTTAAAGTAATAAAGGAGCGCGCTACTTCGTCTACTTGGAAGACGGTACTAGCCGTAAACGCTCTTACTAATTCAAATGATTTAGCGGCGGCGGCTGCGCTGCCAGTTACTGCTCTTAATGTAGCTTCTAAATCTTCAAACTTTCTTATGGTTGTTGTTGTGCTACGTGCTAATGCTGCAAATCCAATAGCACCTACAAGACCTCCCATTCTTTTTAAAGCAGAATTAGTTTTTGTAGTAGTTTTTTCTGTTTTTTTGAGTTGCTTGTTTACGTTGTCTAAGCCACGTCTTAACTTGCGTGTCTCTGCTCGTAACTCAATGACTAATTCGTCTACTGTTGCCATATTTAATCAGGATATAATTCCATCAACTCTTCTAGCTCTGCGTTGGTTAGTGGTTTTTCTTTTTCCCCTCCGTTAAATTCTATAAAGGCTTCTACTGCCATGTATACTTCTATAGGTGACATCTGCCAAAAAACTTGTGGGGAAAGATTTAGCATACCTACACATATGCCAAAATATCTGCGTATAGGCAAAGAGTCTAGAGACTCTCCGCCTGTTCTGACTTTCCCTCATCTTCTTGCGTTTCTGTATCTGTCAAAGTCTGCGTAAGCAAAGTAGCTACGGCTGTAGTTGCTTGTATGATTCCAGTATCACTTACAAGTTTTATTACCTGCTTTCTGTCAACATTGTTTCCACCTCCGCGCAAAGCAGGATGCAGAACTGCAACAATATGTGACATTCTGATATCTGCTTCTGCCATTTTGGTGGCTAACTTAATAATACCGCAGTCCAACTCTTCTTCTATTTGCATAATAGAATCTACAGTTAGTCTTGTTTTGTAGGTTTTACCGCCTAAATTTATTTCAATCTCGCCCTTTAGTGGGTTTGTCATCTGACTTCTCCTGTTTTAATACACAAGAAAGAATGTCATAGGTTTTACCATCAACAATAACTGTTGTTGGGTTTTTTCCTAACTGGTTAGGTACTTCAAGCATGTCACCATTCAGCATGGCTGGAATGTTGCCTTTAGAGCCTTTAACTTTTACCGTTAGCCAAGCCATTTATTAGACTGTGGCAAATGTTATAGCGCCTGCGCTTTCAAAAGAAACACTGTAAGTAACTTCCCCATTAAACTCACCTGCATATTCAAGTGATGTGATTTGGAAAGCACCTGTGAATGTTCCAAAGTCAGGTACTAAAAATTGATAATTTCCGTGTGTGTCAGCAGAAGCAGCAGTTCTTATAGTTGCTTCACTTGATGCGTCTGTGAACACACCACTACCAGATACACTTACAGACCTTACGCCTGCACCTGCTAATAATACTCTTTCAGTATTGGTGCTATCTTTGTTAGTTACATCAACTGACTCGTTGTTTATTGTAAGACTTGTTGATCTCAAGCCGCCTACTGTTGTGAAAGATTCAGGAGAACCGCCGTTCCCCACTTTCATTAGCATTGCACTACCTTTTTGTGCTGCCATATTTATTCTCCAATTAAGCAAGCATTAGTTAATTGCTTACTAATTAAACAAGCCATCTGGCATCCAAAATTTA